TGCTAGGCCGTGAAGAATCAAGTGTTTTCTTGATTCGAAAGCTCTTAGTTGATTTCTAGTTAAAGGTTCTATTTCCCACAAGGTCAGACTAGCACCTGCGAGAGTTCTGTTTCTTTTAGCCATAATTATACTTTTCTTTTAGAGTCTTTGAGTTTCTCTTCAGAATACTCGTATAGCATCCACGGTAGCCCTGTGTGATGCAATATCCCTGCCCATTCATATCCGTGCTGGGGAGGGCGTGGAACAGTGAAAGGAGCACGTACACCTTTTACTGTTATAAGTGCTGCACTTTCCTTGCGCGTCACCTTTTCTATTTTCAAATACTTTAAGGGGAGGAACTTAGTCTTCTCATAGATAAACGGAGTTCCAGCACTATCTATAAAGTACTTGGTGCTCTGCTTTAGCAACCCGTTGGGGGATGTTATAGCCTTTTTCAAGGGAAATAACGAAGGATAACTTGTTTGAATCCTTCGTATTCCCATACTGCTTCCAGTCATGTTTAAGTCATCTACTAGTAAACCATCGCAGAATAATAGGCCATCAGCACGTTCCCAGTCTCCAGAGTATAGCATGAAGATTGGGAACTTGAGCTTATGAAACTTTTTATACGTTATCACCATACATCTTCTCAAACTTACCACCGGAGTAATCTTCGTGCACAATCTCAAAATCACATCCTACTGGTACTCCTGGAATAGAGACGCCTCTATTCATCTGTATAAAGGTTGCTAGCTTCTCCATATACTCTTCTACCTCGTCCTCTGGCACTTCTGCTAGAATGGAGTCATGCACTAGAGCAAAGATTCTAGCCTTCTTCTTGTTGGCTTTGATCCAACTTCCCATATCTATTGCGCCTAATAAGTTAATATCAGAAGCAGCAGACTGCACCAGAAAGTTAAGACCAGACCTAATGCTATGGCTCTGGATGCCTGAGTCTGTCGATGCGACATTTGGTAATCTCCGTTTGCGACCAAAGTAACTATAAATGAATCCGTTCTGCTTGATAAATTTCTGGTTATCTTCAATCCACGCTTTTAGTTTGTGGAATTCATTAAAGTAATCGTCAATTACCTCCTTAGCTTCTTGTGCAGTAAATATCTTACCGCTGTCCTTAGTTACCTGCTCACTAATCTTCTTAGGGCCAGCTCCGTACATAATACCAAAGGTTACAGCCTTAGCGGCCTGTCTTTGCATTCCATACTGTGCTGACACCTCTTCAGCTTCACAAGGTAACTTAAATACTTTCTTTGCAATCTGTGAGTGGAAGTTACCACCTGCTCTGAATACGTCCATCAGAGCCTCGTCTTTTGCTAGTACAGCCGCAACATATACTTCTGCAGTTGTTAAATCCATTGCAACAATCTTGTGTCCTGGAGCAGCTTTGATACAACCCTTTACAATAGGGTTATCACGAGGTAGCTGCTGCATATTCAACTTACCACTAGAGCTTAGTCGCCCAGAGGTAGTACTATGAAGGTTGAAGCCGGTACGCAATCTACTATCTCTGTCTAGCTGAGGTATGATCTTGTCTAGGTAAGTGTTCTTGATCTTAGACTTCTGACGAATAGCCAGAATAAGAGCAGGTACCTCGGACTGAGTACTTAACTCGCCCAACACTTCTGCATCAGTACTGTTCGCACCAGTACCAGTCTTCTTGCCCGTAGGCTGAAGACCAATAAAGTCAAACAGCAACGCACGAAGCTGTAGAGTACTGTTAGGGTTGAAGTCCTTGCCCTGAATCTCCTCAAACCGTGCAATGGCAGGGTTTCTATATAGCTCTGCTACTGCTTCATCAATCTGATGTTGCATCAAGGTTTGTGACTTTACTAGACGATCGATGTCAAATGGTACACCATTGTCTTGAATGTCAGTGAGGAAACGACAGCCAGGAATAAGAATGTTGTCGTAGACCTTGGCTAGACGCTTGTTCTGCTTAATCTTTACAAACTTCTCGAATAATAGGAAGGTTACTACTGCATCCATCGCAGCATATGTCTTCATGATCTCAAATGGAATCAAATCCCATGTAAACTCATTCTTCAGTATGCCGTGTGTCTTACGGTAGTTATCCATCCAATCGTACTGTGGCTGCTCGTAATCACCGTAAGGTGTGTACTTCATAGCAAGCTGCTTTAGTCCGTGTGTGCCGGGGTTCTCATCAATGAGGTAATGCAGTAGCATAGTGTCCTCAAAGTGAGGAAACTCGAAGTTAAAGTGATACTCGAAGAAAGCCAAGTCAAACTTAGCGTTATGGAATACCACTGCCTTCTCATTAAACAACTGCTGCAATAACTCTTCTGTAGTCTCGTCAAAGCACTCAGTATCAATGTACACGCCATAATCGCTCTCATAAGACATAGAGATGCCTAGTATGTGGCCGTCTCTAGGGTACAAGCCTGTAGTCTCAGAGTCAAGTGCGATATAAGGGGTGGGTGATGCTATGGCTTTACGAATCCATGCGTTACACTCTTCAGTATCTTGAATGCCATACGCCTGCTCATCACTAATAACGGTATCTTGCTTGCCGCCAGTAATGTACTCGATAATGCTTTTCTTAGAGTCGTCCCAAGTGCGCTGGGCCTCTGGTTTAAAGGCTAACATGGCGGGATTGATGACAGGAAGGAACTTCTCATCAACTTTCTTGCCAGAATATTCGGTAACTGAATTAATTTTGGTAAAGTACTTCAAAGCATCACTACCTACGAGAATCAGCCAGTCGTACGCATCAATATCAATCTCGATGTCGCAGTCTCGTTTTAAAACTTTCTTAATTGTGTGGTCTGAACAGAGCTGATACTGATCGAACTCGAACTCAGAGTCAAACTCATTGTTATAGTTGGTTCTACTTCTTTTGGTTTCTATTAGGGCAACCTTAGCCATATAATTTTCTCTTTAAAGTTTCTACTGCTTGTTGTTTTAAAGCCCCAGGGTCTGTATTCTTGAGGCATATGTTTCGATGTGCTAAACCTACTTGTTCACACATCTCTTTTACTTTTATTGCGGCATCCTGTCCTGCGTCATCTCCATCAAAGAACACATCTATCGAGTCTACACCCTGTATAGAAAGCATCCTTAATTTTTCTTCATTAATATTCTTTGTGCCAAACGTACAAACTGCATTAGTCAAACCTTTATCTTGCAGGTTGAGCATATCATATATACCTTCTACTAGTATAACCTTACCCTGTATAGGCTCTACTATAGGGAATAAAGGCATCTTAGCACCCGCAGGCGAGATCATATACTTAGGCGTACCGCCTGTTGTATGACGACCATTAAATGCTACTATGCGACCTGATATATCTCTGATTGGGAAGTTGATACGCCCAACGTAGTCTGCATCTGCGTGTTGGAACGCTTCGAACCTCTTATATGTTTCTGGCTTAATTTCTCTCCAGTTTCCGACATATGGCATAACATTCTTGGGAAAAGACAAACCAATACTTTCTGACCTCTTATCTTTAATTTTACGTTTTAGTAATTCTCGCCGTAATTGTAATTGGTTTGCCTTTTCCCCAAAATGCGTAAAGACATTGCCTTTAAACTCGCATGAGAAACACTGATAGATACCTGTTATGTTGTCAATCCTCATACTAGGATTTCTATCTGCGTGTTCAGGATTAAGGCAGCTTACTAGGTAATCTGCCCCTTTCGGTATGAAATAAATGTCACGTTGCTTGAGTAATTCTTCTACTGTCACCGACCGATATCCTTGATGTTTTCTGAACTGATAACTTGATAAGCACCCTTATTGTATGCGGGAGCTATTGTAAATGTTGCGGCTGCTACTAGATCTGACCTGTCTACTACAGAACAATCCCCGCCTAAATCAGAGGCAGACCGGTACTGTATGGTATCCCTACGATAAGTATCTGGGGTCTCTATCTCTTGGAACTTAGGTGTGTATGCCTTGGTCTTTGGTAACGCTTTGCGTCTACGACCAGAGGTACTAAATCTTAAACTGCCGAATGTATGTGCCATTTACTTCTCCCCTAAAGAAGAACTATTATACGCAATTTAACCTTCTTTGTCAAGAACTATTTTTAAATATCGTTAATGTCTTCACCCGTTTTATGGGTAGAATCGTCTTTCTCTTGTGGCGTTAGTGCAGACTCTGGGCCAATCTTTAATGACTCCCAGTCTACAGTCGAAGTGAAAGATCGCATAGCGGCTGAACGCATCTTCACACAATTCAGAGTGATACACCCGTCCTCATGATCATAGGTTTCCAGTGAGTATGCAGCATCTGCCGCATCTAGAATACCTTTTGCGAAACGCGCTTCACCGCTAGCGTCTGTTTGGTATGGTGTGAATACTGTACAATCGTATTCTTGTGCCATCGACTTTAATGCCTTGCTTACTTCGATCTGCTCTGTCCAGTCATACTGGCCACCTCTAGAAGGAAGACTCGACCGCTTTACTTGATTTATATAGTCCACAATGATGACGCCTACATTCAATGCCTTGACTTTTTTATCAAGCTCGGCACGAATTTTAGACAATGTGAGAGACGGATCATACACTACGTCCAACTGATTAGTCGGGAGGAGCTCGCCAGTCTTCAACTTAGCATGAAACTTCTCAAAATCACGGTGTTCTCTATACTCTTTCAAACGGTCTTGCCCTGCTGTAAATCGGTTTGCCCACCAGCCAGCAACCTTCTCCCACTCAGCTACACTAAGATTCTTAGTACGCATACGTGAGAAAGGGATATCTGTGGCTATAGCACAACAGCGTTGCAAGATAGATCGACTATCCATCTCAATAGTGAAATAGATAGCCGACTTACCGGAAGCATAAACATTATTAGCAATGTTTGCACATATAACTGACTTACCTGCACCCCTCTTACCACCTACCATAACCAAATCTCTAGGAGAGAATTGAATATCAAGGTCGTACTCAGAGTTAAGGCCTAAAGGTATGTACTTAGCTATATCTTCTTCTGGCTCGAACAGGTCTATACGTTGCATACTTTCCTGTGGATCTTCGAGATCTACCTTATCCTCAACGTCTAAGACGATTTGGTGAAGGTGGTTGACAGACTCTTGTGCATCCTCAAAGGATATAGAGTTCTCAACATAATCTTCTAGCGAGTCCAGAATTTCTTTTTGAGTGTATTCGTTCTTCAAGTACTGAAGAAGCATATATGGATCTGAATCAACCTCTACGGCTTCAACAGCATACAGCTTCTCCCGTGTACCTGAATCACGAACCTCAAACTTTAAGTCATCAATCGTAGGCATTTTATGGAACGTTTCACAGTGCTTCTCAATTACATTGTAAAGGCTGTGATATTCGCTGGGCAAATAATGCTTGTGCGTAACACTCCAGGTCTCAAAGTCCTGTAGCGTAAGTACTTGCTTTATTAGAGCACTAGCGATGTTCAATGATATTCTCCCGAGATCATGAAATTAAAGGTAAGGCAGACCCCGTAGAGCCTGCCTTATGAGATACAAACTGTTAGGTATTAGCCTGCAGCTTTTGCACTCTTTGCTGCGCCATCATAGTCAGCAGCAGTGATACCGCGACGAGTTAGCATAGTCTTGACACCGCGAGCAGTTTTACCGATTGACTCAGCAATTGCTTCAACAGTCATATCACCGATGTTAGAGATAGTGGCCAAGGGATCTTCTTTGTTAGCGCCCTTAGTAGTCTCTTGACGTGGAATAGCGTCGATGTCGCCTGAACGAAGTAGGCTAAGAGCCTTGCCACGAACAGAGTTTACAGTACGATCTAGCGCTTCAGCAATAGCTTCAACGAAGGCACCGTCTTGTACCATGCCAACAAAAGTAACTTCTTCTTCTGGGCTATAAGTACGGACAGCTTCAACTTTGGGAGCAGGCTTAACGTGGCCAGTCAATTCCATAGACAAGATCTTGCCCTGGATAGACTTAGCAGAGAAAGCGCCGTCTTCAAAGTGACCAGCAATTTCTGCGTAGGTGTATTC